GGAGGTGATGGTGTGCAGGGTGTGAAAAAAGATGGATTCTTGGTCACCAATCCCGAGGACGCGTACGATCCCGACGAGGACAAGAAGAAAAAGAAGAAGGACAAGATGATCAAGATGGGAGCGGCAGCCACCGCGGCATTCATGTTTCTTTGTTGCTGCCTGATCGCGCTCATATTGGTCGCCGGTGAGAACAACGCGTAAAATTATCAAAAAATGTTTCAGTGGGCAGAGTGTAGCTCTTGTGGTGTAGTGGTAACACTGTGGACTTTGAATCCACCACCCCTGGTTCAATCCCAGGCAGGAGCTTCTTCTGTCATATAATGGTTATTATCCCCGGCTGTTAACCGGGTCATCTGAGTTCAATTCTCAGCGGAAGAGATTCTTTTTAGATGTGTCCCACACATGTAAAAAGAATTTCTGTCATACGTAGTATACAACCATGTCGTCTATTACGCGCGTCATCAGCCTCAACCTCGTCGCGATTATCGTGTTCGGAGTCTTGTACTTTTTGCTCGCTCGCATGGGCGCTGCCGATTTTACCGGACTCTCGAAGACGTCGACGCCGTTGGACGCCCTCTACTTTTCCAGCACGATTCAAAGCTCCGTCGGGTTCGGTGACATCAGTCCCTCGAGCGCGCGCGCTAAGTTCCTCGTCATGCTTCAGCAGTTCGTCTTGATCATCGGCATCGTCGACTTGATGTCGTCGGGTGGTGTCAAGAACGCGGTGAAGAACGTGGTCAAGAACGTTCAGAAGCCGCTCGCCAGCACGGCTGCGCCGGCTCCGACCGTGAGCAGCGCGATCTCTGGTACGACCATCTAAAAGATATCGGAAACTGCATTGTTTGCAATTTTGTCCTTGATTTCCCTGGACAGCACCAACAAACTTTTCTCCGTGCCATCGTTCCTCACGGTGCGCACTCCCACCCTCGCAGCCATGAACTCGAGCGACTGCTTCACACCTTTCAACGACTGATCCCGATAGGCTGTCATCATCCTTATGGGTTTTTGTTTTTGTGATCTATATTTCGCGCTCATGGCTTTGCAGATATCCACAGTTCTCCCCGCCTTCCAGAGATTCGAACCCTTTCTGAACTCTCCCGGTTTCGCACTCTTGTATGGTTCGATGCCAAAGTCCTTCGCCATTTTCATCAACGCCAGTTTGGGTACGTATTCACACTGTCGCTGGGTCTCGTATCGACCTCGGACCTTCTTGAGTCGGGGGTTCTCTTTCAGCGAGCCGTTATTCTGTGCAATGTAGCCGGGTGTGAGCGGTGGCTTGGATCCGTACTTGTTGTAGGTTCGGCGAATGCGCGGGTGCTGATTGAGTCGCGCACCGGGAGCGACCTTTAGCGCGCGCACCAGAGGGCTGTTTCGTGCGATGAGTCCCAATTCTTCTTGAATGAGTTTGTTCTGATTCGCGTGAATGTTACGCCTCCGGAAATTCTCGAGACTACCGAACATGTATAATAATGTGACATATTTTTTCCTGTTGATATTACAGATATGATCACCGAAGCGCTCGAGGCACAGGGGTACGTCGTAGAAGAATTTCAAGACGACGACAAGTACTTAGCCGTCAAGTGGTCCACGGACGAGTTGACCATGGCGATGGCGGACGAATTCATGTGGGCGATACCAATTCACTATTCCACGGAACTCGAAGGGTTCTTCACGTTGCTATCGGAGAACGAGTGGACACACGAGGCAAAATTCATTCCGATCGAACACGGTGCGTTCATTATTACAAAACTTGACTAGCGTAGTGGTCGAGTTCACAACGAATCACATGTTCGCTCTGTTTATTCTGGTGGGTGTAGAATGGACCCCATATTTCTAATTTTTTCCGAGACTCGTCGTACCACAAGTAGGACAGTTCGAGGAACCTCGTCAACCAATACATGCGGTGACCCTTCTTTCCGATGAAATCGTACACCATCTCCGGGTCATACTCGGAGAGGTCCATCTCCGAATAATGTGTATTGAGTGGCGGATTGTATGGCGCCATCAATAATTTTAGATCTCATATTTTCTTTAACTGCATGACTGTCACACCGTCACCCGACACGCACGCGAAGACACCCACTCGACGCTCATAGTCTTCGGGTAACGCTCTCAGTCTATTCACGTTTTCGTCGAACGAATCTACAAACTCTTCGTCGACGAATTCCAGGTGATCCTCCCCCCGACACATCGGACAGTTGTGTGTCCAGCGTCTCAGACATCGTACGCAGAGATCGTGTCCACATCGAAGGGTGACACTCCCCGGTCTTTCATAGCATACCGGACACGGAGATACACGATGAAATTCCACAGGACAAACGACCCCAAGGACATGCGCATCATCCAACGATGGAGACGCTGTGCCCGCTTCGCTTCGCATTCCATTATTATGTCTTCTATATTTAAATGGACGCACTCAGGGCACAGGGAATGTTCTATTTGAACATGTACAAACCTGGGAATAACAGCGCCGTGATGTTCGACATCGACGACACGTTGATTCGAGCGAGTGATGGGATGGTCATGTTTCCCATGGTGGACGTCCTCTTACATGCGAAATCGCTCGGGTACAAGGTGATCCTCATCACGGCGAGACCTCGATTACAAAACGTGGTCGAATACACGCGGGATCAGATGGGCGATTTAGGAATTCCCTACGACGAGCTTGGATTTTGTAATCCCGAGGACAAGGGTCGACTCAAGATGCGACTCGGGTACGACTTTGTGTTGTCGGTCGGCGATCAGTGGACCGATCTCACCCACACCCGACACGCCCTGAACACGCTCACGTTCCAACATTTCTAGTCGTCCTTCACTAGAAACATGAGTTCACAGGTGACGTTGTTATAAAAGTTGTCCAGAGCTTCCCAGATATCCTTGAAAAAGTACGGTAAACTCTTGGCGACACTGTAGGGCAGCGCCCATGTATAGCGAACTATCTTTGTCATCTTCCGTTCATTACAAACACCCTCTCTAAGCCTCTAACATTTCCAATTCTTCCCGCACGTCATACACGAGACAAAAGTCGTCATGGGTTCGTCCGCCGACCGTGTCTGGAGCTGGGAGTACGTGGTCTTGTTCGACCCACACCGACACTTGAAGAACCCCACCGTATTCTCCTGCTGCTTCTTGAACCATTCCTTGCGAAGCTCCCTGTGTAAGTGCTCCTCGAGCGCTTTGGCGTAGAGCCCATCCGGAACCGCTTCCCAAGGTTTGAGATTGACCACCTCCGACGATTTGATTTTCCTATCCTGAACCTTGACCACCAAGTCTGGATTTTTCAAAAAGTTGTTTTTGACTGACAGAAATTTGCACTTGTACGCCGTTCGAAAATACTCGTTTTCAAACGAAGCGTCGTCTTCGGCGACTTTGTCGACGGCGTGGTTGAGGATGTTCTTTTCGAGATTGACGACTATGGCGTCCGTCTCGGAAAGACTCAGAATCTCCGCGAATTTTTTGACAACGTACTCGCGCGTGGCGTGCATGTCTCCTGCTGTACTCTGTGTACTCATGGTGCTCGTCTTTAAGCGAGGGGCAATCCTTCGAATCCCGTGCGTCCCCGCTGACAGTCTTCGAGGTTCTCCGGAGAGCACCTGTCGAAGAATCCCGCGACGCGACGGGCGATGTTCAAGTCGATGCGATCGGTCTTCCACTCGTCACGCACTGAGTACGCCTCGCGCCTCCGGTACAAGAAGAATGCGATGATGAGGATGGCGGCGATGACCAAACGGTTCATTATATTATTGTAACGCGAGAAAAATTGCCGGCGATAGGTTGGTATATTTCATAGTGCCAATCAGGCATAAAAAACAGAAACACCCGAGGAGGACGACCATGCCCGTGGACATTTGTTTCTTTTGTTGGTCAGCCATTTTGTTATAATATGACATACATATTTAATTAGTCGGTATGTACGCCTCGCCGTTAAGGACCGCCGTCGTGTATTTCATGGCGACCTGAAAGTGAATGTACGCGATAGACGGAATCTCGACTTTGACACCCAATGGATTTTCATTCATCACACCGACGATGTCCGTGTCCGTCTTGTCACCCGACGTCGCCTTCGCCATGGAGGTCGTGAAACGTTTGAGCCACTCGACGTGGGACTTGTGCTTACAATCAAAATTCTTGACCAAGTCGGTCATGTTTATTTATTGTTACATGCGATCGTTCTCTATAAGTAAACGCGCACTGGGATCTGTCTGTTCTGTCCACCTCGGTCGCCAATACTCGCGGATGAGGGTGTCGTTGGCGGATCCGAAATAGGACCAAAATAATTCCCTGTAAAAAGCCTCCTCCTTCGTCCTCGGTTCGTTCTTCCCGCGGCACATCATTCGAATGTTGTCCACCATCGTGTCCGAGAGGGTGTCTCCCATCTTGCGGAGTCGTCCCACCCACGCCTCGCCGACCGCGTCCGAGAACGCGTCTTTGCGTCGGTACAGGATCGCGTCTGGGAGGTATCCGTGAAACGCGCGACGCAGCACGTCCTTCTCGAGCGTCGTCATCTTGAGTTTTTGGGGCATGGTCATACACGCGTCGATAAATTCCTTATCGAGGAAGGGGACGACCAGGTCCAGTCCCCAACGCCCGGCGCATCGATCGGCGCGTAAGCCGTCGAATTGGTGAATCAAACGCAACCGTCGCATGTTCTCCATCGAGAAATCTGTCACGTTGGGCGCGTATTTGAAATAATAATATCCACCTAGAACTTCGTCACTCCCCTCTCCACTGAATATGTACCGCACGTCTGTCTTTTCGCTTATGTACTTGCACAGTAGATAGTTCGGCACGCTCGCTCGCACGGTGGTCGTGTCCCAACTCTCGATCGAGTGAATCACGTCGGGTATCGCCGCCAACCCTTCCTCCACGGTGAAATGAATCTCGGTGTGATTGCTGCCGATGTAATCGGCGACCACCCTGGCGGCTTCCAGGTCTGGGCTCCCCTTCAATCCTATGGAAAACGTTCGTATGGGTCGAGTCGACAAACGCTGGGCGATGGCACACACCAGACTGCTGTCCAGTCCACCGGATAATAAGAATCCCTTTGGTCGATCGCTCATTTTCAGACGAATTTTAACAGCGTCTTCGAACGTTTTTCTCATGTCGATCGAGGACGACGAGCGCAACTTACGCTCTGACGTATTGATTGACCAGTGCGTGGTGTAATAGCATACAAAATCGTCGATTGTGGAATCGTAAAAGTGTCCCGGTGGGAACACCGATATGGGCGTCCCGAGGAACTGGAGCGCCTTTGCCTCGGACGCGAACGCGATCGATCCTTCGGCGTGACGACTGTAAAATAGGGGGCGCACGCCCACGGGATCTCTCGCCGCTATGACGTGAGACCCGTCCGTGTAGACCATCGCGAAATCGCCTCGAATCATCTCCAATGCGTTCTTCACCCCCAAGAGACGGATGACGTGCATGACGGGTTCGCAATCACTCGAGCTCGTCTCGTCGCCAACCTGGAGATCTTCGTAATTGTAGATTTCTCCATTGCACGCGAACGCAACCTGATCCTTGTACTCGAATGGCTGCATACCCGACGAAGACAAGTCATTGATGGCGAGTCTGTAGTAGTCTATCTGACACTTACCAAACGTCACCGACTTGAAATCGTCCGGACCTCTGTGTGTCAATAAACCAGTGGGGATTCGCTTTTCTTCCCCAAACACACAGACTATTCCACACATCTGAAAGTGATTCTTATTTTATTTTTAATCGCATCTCGAGGTGTTGTCTCAACAAGTCCGGATCCTCTGAACCGTCGATGTTTTGTCCGCGCACGCCGATGCTTTCCAGGAGACTGGTCGGATCGTACGAGAACGTGTGGATGTAGAAAAAGGACATGCCCGACTTGAGCGCGATGGAGTCGAGATCTGTCTCGTACAAGTCGACAACGTTTATATGACTGCGAATGCGCTCCTCCGTCACAGTCTTTTTATGTCGGTTGCCGTACAGGTACATGTTCTTCTTCGTGAGATCTAGATATGGAAACTGTCCGTGTTTGGATCGGAAGCGCGCTATGTACGCCACGTATTTCTCGGCAACATCCCTATCCTTGAACGTCATCATTCGAGGCTGGTTCTCCGGGTCATTCATCGTCATGAACCCCTTCGTTACCCTGAATTGCACTGCATGAAAGGTATGCATCGTTCTCTCTACTTTTAATATCACATTTTCTTTTAATAGATGTTATGTGGTCGACTTATTTTCCCCAGACAGCCGGACAATGTAAATTTCTTCTCACCCTCCAATCTCCGAAACCCATCGTGGTCGGGGTCGGACCGGCTGGGTGTGGGAAGACCTGGCTCGCGTGTCATGAAGCGCTCTCCTACATCGGTGGCATAAACCGGGGACGCGTCGTCGTCACGCGACCGATCGTGCCCGCTGACGATAGAAATCTCGGGTACTTACCGGGTGATATGGACAAGAAGATGCTTCCCTTCACCATGCCCATGTACGACGTGTTCGACAGCACGTACTCGCGAGCGAACATCGATCGATTTATGACGGTCGAACCCCTGGGATTCATGAGAGGACGAACGTTCACCAACACCTGGCTCATCGCGGATGAAATGCAAAACGCGACCCAAGAGCAGATGAAGATGCTCATGACGCGCGTCGGACACGGGACGAAGCTGGTCATCACCGGTGACCCGAACCAGAGTGATCTCGGCGATGAGAATGGGTTGAGCGACCTGCTCGACCGCCTCGAAGGATTGGACCTTTCACACATCGACGTCGTTCGCATGGAGAACGAAGACATCATTCGACACCCGAGTGTCCAGGAGGTGATTAAAATTTATGATGTATAGAGTAATGATCATCGCACTCTTGCTTCTGGCGTGTTTCGTCGTCGCGGTGTCGACCCCCCTCGGCTACATGCCAGGCACGGATCTGTATTACATTCGAAAACACAAAGCTGATCTGTACGTGAAAAAGGTGAACTATCTCGCCGGTGAAATTAACAACGGTCGAATCGTCACGGACGTCGGGTTTGAAAATTTCAGGGAGTTGTTTCAAGGCGTTGAAAAGGTCATCGACACCGATACGACCGAGGCGTGGAAGACGAACGATCTCGGACGCAAAGTCACCGTGGCGAAGGTCATCTTCGATTACACGGAGCGCGTGCGTGAAAACCGCGACCTCATCATCCGTCACTATTCCGTCAAATGAGATAGATGTCGAATTTCTTGCGCATGAATTTGATAGCCTTCCCCAGACCGGGCTGACTCCACAGGAGCCATCGAGACCAGAATCCTGGAGTCTTGATGCCTCGTCGCGGACCCCACGCCTCTCTCGTGCTCTTGTCAACATTCAACATGAGGCGGTGTATTTCAATGGGATCGTTCTCGTCCTCGGTCTTTCGAGAAATGATACCACCGTGTCTACGAATGTAGTTACGCATGCGTCTGCTGTTCTTGTGCGTCGTGTAATCGGCGTATCCTCGGGCACCGAAATCCACGTTTGTCCCATCTTCGAAGGTGACGCGCCATTTCTTAGTGGCGACGGGACTTGGGTCGAGTCGTAACTCTCGCATCTTATATATAGTGTACATATTATGCTGCGATATGCAGCCCTCAACCGAGAATTACGTTCTGTGATGACTCGATGTCGGGAGGCGGGTGAGCGAGTCATAGTGGATTACGCACGCGAAGATGTCACAAAGGACGTGTCCAGCGTGCGACGAGTCACGGATATAATGGTCAACTCGTTACCCGCCGAATACATGTGCGCCCTCAAGATGACGAGTTTCGGGAGTCGACAGTCCGAGGACATCGCCGTCGGGCACGTCGATGACATCATCACCCAGGCAAAGTCCAAGGGTGTTCGGGTGTGCATCGACGCCGAAGACGTGTTGTATCGCGATGCGTGTTACGACTTGATGCGACGACACAATACAGAACAGAACGTCGTCGTGTATGCCACGTATCAGATGTATCGACGCGACGCGTTGCGCGAACTCTTGTCCGACATGGAATCGTCCCAAAACCACGGGTTCAAGTTGGGTGTCAAACTCGTTCGGGGGGCGTACATGCGAACGCAGTCGGGTTTGTTCGACGTCAAGGATGACACGGATAACTCGTACAATAGGGGCTTGGGACACGCCCTGTCGGCGCCGCACGTGCACGCGATTCTCGCGACGCACAACAGCCTATCGCTTCGCATAGCTCGAAGATTTCCAAAGGAACGATACGTGACCGCACACCTGATGGGATTCGGTGGGAATCCAACCTATCGGTACGTCCCGTTTGGAAATCTAGTGGAGTTGACACCGTATTTATGGCGTCGATTTAAGGAGCGTCTCTCGTGGGACTGAAATACTTACTTTTTGCACGTCGGGCAGTACCCGGACGCCTTTTGGCGACGTTCGTTGTAGATCAAGGCGGCGGCGATGAGCGCGGCGACGATAAGACCATTGCGACCGAGCCGTTCACGCTTGTAATAGGCGACGGCAAGGATGGCGACGGCGATCATTTGGATCTTAGAGAGCGGCAATCCACCCGACGGGGCGGCGGCGGCAGTGGGGGGTGCGACGGGGGCGGGGGACGGTCCCATAACCATAGCGAACATGTGGTACTCTATCCTGAGATTTTAATCAGCGAAGAATGTAGGATGGACGATTCGTTATGGGACACTTTACCAATCGAATTACAGGAACACATCTTCCATACGTCGGTGGACCTGTGTCGCCAGGAATGGCTCGAACAAGGGCGTGCTAAACATGAGCGACAGAAGAAGAAACAGGGGCGCGGTATGCTGTCCGTGGACATGATTGAAAATCTTCGTCAGCACACGGACACGATTGAAATTTTGAATTGGGGATATGAACTCGAATTGAGAGAACTTGAAACCAAGATTGATCCACCGACAGAGGAGCTCATGCACATTGAAGATTTTGACTACCACGAGTATTACGATAAGTTTCTCGAACGGTGCGTCGAGTGGATGAAAGATGAGTCGAACATCGACGAATGGGTTGTCCCAGGACCCGATCATTTCCTGAACATGTACACACGTCTCCTGGAGTTTAAGAAGCGACACGGACACCTGAACATATTGTCCGAACCGGGTGGTAGCCCGGGACTGCACTTATGGCTGGGACTCCAGAAGGATCCAGATACACACCTCAGTCGGGAGCGACGACATGCCCTCCAGTCGATGGGCGTACGTCTACCCAGAGCACGATGAAAAAAAAATCTGAATCTACAGTACAAAACAACAACATGAAGGTCACTCCGAGTGAAGCCAAAGCGAAGATCGCTAGTCTCACCAACGCGCTCGTCCAGCGCGAAGAGGCTGCGAAGAATAATGCGGCGAACAAGATCGCTGCCCTTAAGAAGCAAGCTGCCCGCGAGCGCGCCGCCGCCAGACGCGCCGCGTTGTCCAACGCTAACAAGGAAGCTCTTCGCGAAAAGGCGCGAGCCAGGTACGCCAAGAAGCGTGCCGGCAAGGCGAACCTCCGCAAGAAGACCAACGACGAAAAGGCTGCCACCAAGGAAGCCCGTCTCAAGCGTGCGGCGAACAAGCGCGCCGCCGAACGCGCCGGTAAGCCGAACCTCCGTAAGAGAACCAACGCGCAAAAGGCTGCCTCCAAGGCTGCCCGCGTCCAGCGTGCGGCGAACAAGCGTGCCGCCGCCCGTGTCGGTAAGCCGAACGGTCGCAGAACGACCAACGAGGAAAAGGCTGCCTCGAAGGCTGCCCGCCTCGCTCGCGCGGCGAAGAAGCGCGCCAACGCTCGCGCTGCTGAGTTGGCGAACAACGAATTGCAAGCCACCAAGATGTTCCAAAAGATCCTCGCCAGATCGGCGAAGAAGCAAACGGACGCCGCGAACGTCTACGCCAAGGGACAAGCCAAGCTGAACAAGCAAGCGGCGAAGAAGGTTGCTGAAGCGAACGAAGAAGCCAACAAGGCGACCGCTCGATTCCAAAAGCTCCTCGCCCCGAAGAAGAAGGCGCAAAAGTCAAAGTCCATCGAAGAAAAGATCGGTGCACTCCTCAACAAGAAGCGCGCCAACGCTTACGCGAAGAACAAGGCGGTGCCCGCGGCGAAGGTTAACAAAAAAATGCAACGCGCACACGAACGCGCGCACGAGAAGAAGGCGAAGGCTGCGGCGAAGGCTGCCGCCGCGGCGAACAAGGCTCTCCAAAAGGAAGCCGAGCGACTCAACGCCGTTCTCGCGTTGATCGCCAAGCGACGCTCCCTCACGCCGAACCAAAAGGCTCAAGCCTTGATCAACGCCGCCGGCAAGAGCGCTGCCAACCTCAAGGCGAAGTACATCGTCGTCAAAAAGCGCGTCAAGGCTGCGAACAAGGCTGCGGCTGCGAACAAGCCGGCTGCGAACAAGCCGAAGAAGGCTGCCAAGAAGACGTCCAAGAAGAGACGCACCTCCGCGCAAGAAGCCGCCAACAACGCCAAGAAGGCGGGCTTGCTTGTCGAAGGTAAGCGCACCCGTCGCGCGTAAACGGTAAACAACAATAAAATTTTAGCGAACTCGTCACATTTTTACAAACACGCATTTGTAAAAATAGGAGGAATCCAGAGTGCATGAATCGAACACGCGACCCGCTGATCACTATGTCACTAGATTAATAGTGTTATTTAGCCTTATACTACAGTCAGCTGCTCTTCCAACTGAGCTAACCCTGGAAAAGGGTATTACCCCGTTTATTTGTTTGTTAGGTTTATGATCCATATAATACGCCGGCAAGTCCGTCCTTTACTTTGAGGATGTTCCAATTCACGCCGTACACGCGATGTTGGGTGTTGGCGTTACCGTGCGGACTGTAGATTTGTAACTTGGAGTTGTCGAGTCGAGAGTAGTTAAGGCTACCGGACGGGCTCGACTTGTTGAGGTAGAGGGCGAACGGCCACGTGAACGTCGGACTGTTGTCGAGCGCCTGAGTAGGAAGCTCCGTGCAGTGCGTGAGCGGCACGGTCGTGTGGTGGTACACGTTCGAGGTCTCTTCGAACAGCGGGGTACCGTTGATGTAGAGCGTGGATTTGTCGAACGAATATTGCGACGACCAGTGACCGCCCGTGCCCGCACCGCTCGCGATGTGAACCGCCATGCATGGGTGGTTGAACGTGGACAAATCAATCTCGGTCTCGGATTGGCTCGAGAGTTGGGACTGCACCTGTCTAATCAAAAGCTCGTGGACGTTATCGACGAACCATTTTCGCTCGTCAGTGTCCAACGTGGCGTAGGAGCAGTAGATCTTCGGCGTCGCTCGCGGGGTGAACCCGTCGCGGCACTTGATCTTGAGAGTCACCGAGCTGAACTGCATGCAGACCAACGGGAGACTCTTCGTCCAGTCGTCGCTGAACCAGAACGGAATCGTGTAGCAATCGGCGTATCCTGACTCCGCGCCGTAGGCGTTCTCGAGCGTCGCACCCGTGAGTTGGGCACCAGACGCCTTCGCCCCGGTCGCGTTGTACAGAAGGTTGTGCACACCGTTGATGTACAAGGAATCAAGCGCACACACCATCTGTCCACCCACCCACAGCTCGAACGTCGTCGGGCGCTGAGCGGCGTTGGACGAGAACAAACCGGTGGAGTTTTGTCCTGCGGTACCGATGCGCGGAGCTTCGATGTGAATGTGCGTGAGGAGGTCGCCCTTGACGGGGATTTCACACGTCACCGAGCCCGTGGCGGAGAACGAGCCGATGTAATCGACACGTTGAGTGTTCACGGCAAAATTTGTATATTTGCGATAGACCTGTCTCCAATACGAGATTTCCGGCTTGGAGGTTAAATGAATATCTTGCACGCCCGTGGAAATCACGTCCACCAGAGCAGCACTCATGTTGATTATTATTAGTACAGATAAAAAAAAGAGGCGTCATTCTTCCACAGGGAACATGGTCACGTTTCAGGTGATCGCCTGGGACGACCGAGACGAAGACGACCAGCACCTGATATCGATTTATGGCAAGGCTGAGGACGGGCGGTCCGTCTGTGTTACCACGCCGTACATTCCATATTTCTACATCAAGTTTCCGGTCGACTGGTCGACATCGGACGCACAAGTCTTCATTCGAACCATAGAGTCCAAGTGCAAGGGTGCCCTCGTGGGTCATGAGTTCGTTGAGCGCAAGGACATGTGGGGATTTCAGAACGGCGAGGTATCACGGTTCGTACGCCTGGACTGTAAGACACTCAAAGCCCGTCGACTCGTGGACTGGAAAATTCGAGATCAGTTTCCGTCCGTCACGGCATTCGAAGCGAATCTCGACCCTGTCCTACGCTTCATGCATGAGACGAATATTCATGCGTGCGGCTGGGTGTGCGCTGAGGAAGGAACGAACCCATCCTTCGTCGCCGCCGTCGACGTCGATCTGTGGATGGACGACTGGTCACACCTTCGACCGGTCGATCGCGACGACGTCGCCCCGTTCGTGATTGCCAGCGTGGACATAGAGGCGTATAGTAAGTCGCACAAATTTCCGAACCCCCAAATTTCAGAAGACGCATGTTTTCAGATCGGTGTCACCCTGTGTCACATCGGCACGGACACACCCTACGACGAAGCGATCTTTTGTTTTGGTCCGACCGATCCCGTGGAGGGCGTGCGCACGGAGAGTTTCAGCACCGAAGCCGGCATGTTGGCGGCGTTCAGGGATTACATTCATGAGAAGAATGTCGACATAATTACTGGGTGGAACATATTCGGATTCGATTTGGATTATCTGTACACCCGAGCACTCATGACAAACTGTTCAAAATTTTTCAACCTCGGTCGACGTCGAGGGTTCTCGAGCAAAATCGTGGAGAAAAAGTTGAGCAGTTCAGCCTTGGGTGATAATGTGTTGAAACTCTTGCCGATGCCCGGTCGATTCGTGTACGACATGTTCCAAGAGGTGAAGAAGAATTACAAGTTGGATTCGTATTCCCTGAACAGCGTCTCGCTCGTATACCTGAACGATTCCAAGATTGACATGCCGGCGAGAGAAATGTTCGCCAGGTTTGAACGACAAAATTCGAATGAAATGTCCGAGGTCGCAGCCTATTGTGTCAAGGACACCGTGTTGCCCCACCGGATATGTAAGCGTCTCGTCTTGGACGTCAATCTTCTGGAGATGGCGAAGGCGTGTTGGGTACCACTGTCCTACCTGTGCGAGCGGGGTCAGCAAATCAAAGTGTTCAGTCAGGTGTGCAAGAAAGCGAGGGAACTTGGATTTCTGGTGAAGACGATTCGCAACAAGGACGATCCGGGATCCTACGTCGGTGCGACCGTGCTGGACGCACAAAAGGGCGCCTACTACAAGAATCCAATCACAGCTCTCGATTTCGCATCGCTATACCCGAGCATCATGATGGCACATAACATTTGCTACAGTGCACTGGTCATGGATCCTCGATACGATAACCTCCCCGGCGTGGAGTACGACGAATTTCAGGTTGCCGGTGTTACCCTTCGATACGCCCAAAACGTGCCCTCAATCTTACCGAGCATCCTCTCCGACCTGAAACAGTATCGCAAGGCTGCGAAGAAACAGATGGCACAAGCCGAGGGATTCATGCGTGCCGTGTTCGACGGTAAACAGCTGGCGATGAAAATCAGCATGAATTCGGTGTACGGCGCAACCGGGACGAGCGTCGGAATCCTCCCGTGCGTGTTCAAGGGGTGCATGGCACTCGCGGCAACGGTGACGACCAAGGGGCGATCGATGATCGACGAAACCAAGGAGTACGTCGAGAAAAATTTCCCCGGGGCTGTCGTCAGGTACGGCGACACGGATAGTGTGATGGTGGAATTTGACTGCGAGGGTCGGACGGGCATGGACGCGATCGAATACTCATGGAAATTGGGTGAACTGGCGTCCGAAGGGGCGACAAAATTGTTCCGTGCCCCGAACGATTTGGAACTGGAGAAGATTTACCACCCGTTCCTCCTATACTCGAAGAAACGATACGCGGCGAAGATGTACGAGATGGGAAAATCCGGGAATGTCGAATTCAAAAAGGTGGACATCAAAGGTTTGTCACTGGTTCGTCGAGACACGACCATGCACTGTCGGGGTGTGTGTCGAGAACTGTTGGACGTGATCTTGAATTCGTCCGATCCCCAACCGGCGATCGACCTGGCACGTGAACGCGCGATCAGTCTTCTCACGGGTGAGGTGCCCACCTCCGAACTCATTCTCTCTCAGAAATTGAGTGACACATACAAGGTGAAGGGCGAACCGGTCTCGGTGACCGACGAGTTTGCGAGTCTACAAATCAACCAAGCCCACGTGGCGGTGGTGCGGAAGATGCGCGAGCGCCGACCCGGATCCGAACCACAAACGGGAGACCGCGTGCCCTACGTGATCGTTCGCTCGGACAATCCGAAGGCTAGGGCGTTTGAGAAGAGTGAAGACGTGGCGTACGCCGAGCAACATGGACTCCCTTTGGACTATTTTCATTACGCCGAGAACAAATTTTTTACTCCCGTATCCGATCTTCTCGAACCACTCGTCGAGGGTGACGCGAAGCGTGAGATTTTCGGAGAGATTCGAGGGCAGCACAGACCGAAGACGGCGCGCGAGCTGAAAAAGGAAGCCGCGCAACCAACGGACACGGAGAAAAATGCAATCGCCACGCTATTTAAAAACTATACCTCAAACATGGGTAAGTAAAACACATGGATGCCGTGTTGAATCAGGTGGCACAATTGATTACGGATCAGGTGGACATAAAGGTGGAGAAGAAATTGTCACTCTACATAGACATAATCGCGCGTAAACACGGGATCTCGAGGTCGGAGTTGTTCAAGGATCTGAATGCGATCCTCGAGAAGGAACCTTTGTGCCAGGGTCTGAAGAAGGACGGCACGCGGTGCAAAAACAAGGCGACGATCGAGGGGTACTGTGCGAAACATAACGACCAGAGGCGGTGCACGACACCGGTCATTCTACAGAACCCCTACACGGAGGATCAGCAGGCGAGAATGGCGGATTTCAAATTATTCCCCTTTTAATAGAGATGACAGTCGTACGAATAGGAATCACGGACGCCACCACACCCGACGACCTCGATCGATATTTCACAAAAACATGGAAACAGTTCCATGGACATAAAATCCATTTCGTGTTCGACGTGTGTCAGTGTCGACGAGTGTCCTTGCGAAGGCTGCTGGGTATGCGTTCGGTGCTTAACAAACACAGAGCGAGCTGTCGAGCGCAGGTGGACCGCAGCACGGTCATCGTCTCAAGTCGTGCGACGAAGAACATCCTTCGCGCAGGACTGGCAATCATACGGACAGAACGTCCGGTGAAGGTGATTAAAATGTGAGTCCATGTTATCAATGCCGCTCAGAGTGGAGAACGCTCGACGCCAACTGCGCGAGTTGATGAAGGAGAAGAAGATTGACGCACGACGTGCGTTCAAGAGACTGAGTCTCAAGTACCACCCAAACAAGGGGGGATCGGTCGAGAATCAACAAACCTTACAAAAGGCGTTGAACACGATCAGTCAGTCTACGACCAGTAGTAGACCGCAGACGCGATCGTCGAGACCCCAGCCCAGATCCAGACCCACGTACCAACCCGGAAACTACGGTTGGATCAAGGTGGACAGCGAATACGTTCGGGACCGAAACGGTCGACTGTCACAAATCTTTCGCATCACCAGGCGTGTCAAAAGTAGGACTGGGAAAACGCGAATCGTGTCGAGACGGTGCGAAGGTACTGAATGTTTCCTCGCAGCCTTGATGGAAGTTTACGGTCAGCACTTTAAGAGAGACTCGAAATCGTACTACAAGCCCACGTCATGCACAATGAAAAAGGTCGCCGGTGCGACCACGAAGACCGGGCGCAAGTGCGTCCCCGGTGGACGAACCAGTGCGCAGCAAATCAAGGCTCGACGCAAGTATGACAAGAAATTCATTCCGTGGTACCGAGCCGGTGCCAAGGGTCAGAACCCGGCGTACAAAAAATAAATTGAAATTTCAATTTCGAGGGGTATATAAGCGCCCCACCCGACCGGAGGTCACCTCACAACGCGACTCTAATGACCAACGCCTTACGAATGTCCTACGATGCCACCTCCATCAAAAATCTCAGATGGCAGGTGATTCAACAAAAACGAAAACTGCTCAGCAAACGAGTCGACACCCTTAATGAAAAGATGCACACCAACCGCAATTGTGACAAGACTGTGCAGATTTTGATGGAAGATTTGCGAGAGGTATGGGAAGAGGAATACACGTTGGAACAAGAAGACATGACCAAAAAAGAAATCCAACGAAAAAAGCTGGACGAAGGTGACAGTGACATCGAAGACTACCTCGAAGACGAGGTCGATTGGACGTTCGACGATTTCGTCGATCACTTTTGCACGTTTTACCCACACGTCAAATGGGCGATCAAAGACCTGCACTACAGAGATTTGAAACGTCAGTACTGGAACACCGAGTGGTATTAAAGTTTTAACACACTAGTTTTGTAACATGAGTAAGTCCGACATTTTGCTAACCAGTATTGATAATTTTTACTCGAAGCCTACGAACCGCGAAAAATTGCTCGGCATCCTCCAAAAGAAGAGTCACATCAGTTTACGGAACATCGAATGGTTCATCACGAATTACTCGCGTAAGAACCATACCCATTACGAGATCAATGGCACACCGTTCGTCGTACACTCGGCGTATAAATCGAGTCTCGACGGTTTCAGTAAGGCGTTCTTCGACCCCTTCGCGCGGTCGAGTAAGATCTCGTACAGAGTACCTGGCACGGGGGAGGAAATCAGCACGACCGTGGCACAGCTGAATTTTTTGAGGTGGGTCATACGAACGAAACTGTTGGATTACATGGAGGCTAATCGCCTGACCTTGTTCAAGAAATGATCAACTTTGTTCTGCTTCCTAGGTTTCAGTGGACCGCAGGTGTTCGGAATGTCGTCGACGGATTTCTCTATGATTTTCTTCTTGTCGTCCCTAAGGCTGCCTCGAGCGCCCACGATCTCCATCTTCCCACCCTCGAATAACAACACCTCTATGGACGTGTAGTACATGTGTAAACTGTAGGTGTAATCAGAATTTTCCAACGTGCACTCAATCTTCGTTTTGCTTCCCTGTAATTTTTCAAAATCCAAGTAACCGCTCGGTTGTGCGTTGCTCGGGTACGTCGAGAACGCGTACGTGTAGAGGTTCCGTATAGGGCGGGACAGGTATTTGTGTTTGGGCATGAGCCACTTGTAGAAGAGGTGATTCGTGCTCGTGGAATTCGGTAGGGCGTTCCCTTGGATGTAAAATTTTGCCGTGTCCATCACCGGTGCGAAGAACGAGTAGACCTCGTCGTAGTTGAGGTTGGACGAAAAGTTGAACCGGTTGTGAATGTAATATTTCCCCTCGTCCGTCTCACCCGACTCCTTCACGAGGTTCTCCTGCTCGAACGCGCTGTTGCGAAAGAACCAATGCACGGCTTTCACCGGACCGTTCGGGACCAACTCGTTCTTGACGAATGGTTTCCCGACCTCGGTCTGTACCACCGGGTGTTTCTTCGCCACGGACGTGACGATGGTCTGACGTTCGCGCATGAAATACAATCGCTCTTCGGCAGTCAGTGTGATTTCTTCGGTGATGATGTTGAATTCTGGCAGGGTCACCGTACCCGACGAATCCGTGAAGAACGTCTGCGGGTACCACTCAAATTCGAACTCAATCTTCTGTTTGTGAATGGCGCAAGTTGGGAAGAATGGACGGTTCGGTTCGATGACCGAGTGTTCGTCCCCGGCGTATCGTCGACTGAAGAAGAAATTGAGGGGCACGATGACCTGGGTCGCGTACGCGTTGATCTCCGTGTTTAATTCGGAACTGTCAAAGGCGAGCGATCGGTTGGTGAGAAACCTCGCGGCGACTTTCTCGGAAATCTCTTGGTACAGCTCGTCGTAGATGATCGCCCAATCGCTGTGAAAAATTTCAACAATCTGTTCGTCCACGCGCATCGTGACTTTTCGGAACATGTGTCTTCCGATTTGATCGCAGTATTTACCGTTCGATAGGGCGGGGAGTTTGAAACTCACCCACATGTTCGATAGGAGATCGCCCATGTTCCGCGGTTCATACGTGACGATCGTCGTCTCCCCGAACGGCCAACTCGGTTGGGCGGTGCCCGGCTTGTTGACATTTTTCGAGCGATGATACTTTCGAAATTGGGAGTGTTGTTTATTGGCATAGTGGAACAGGGAGTCCTCGGGCTCACCGCTCAGCAGGAACGTGTCCTGTGCACCGATGGCTTTGAGAGTGATTTTCGCGGCTTCGCCACCACTCATTCCTAGTGTTACGTTACAAATTTTTAAGATCCGATTTCCACATGTCAACGGGTTCGGTATTCTCGAGCACGTACAGATCCTTCTTCATCTGATCGGACGACCTGAGAAGGCTGACCACGGCTTCTTCCGTGCACTGGTTCAGGGTGATTTTCAAGAGGTAGTCGTACGAGTCGTCCACCGTCGGGAATTTGTGTGTCTGTAAATCTTGAACCACCAACGCCCTCTTCCGACCCAACACCTCGATCTCGCGTTTGAGCACCATCTTCATGAAGGTAGATTTGTACTCCAACACTTTCGACTCTCGGCGCATCGACGTCACCAAGTGATCCTTGCGCGACTTGTACAACACCAATCGTGTCTTCATGAAATCGATGAGAATGTCCTCGGGTGTGGCGAACTTTTTGATTCCACTATCTGGATGGAACAGGTGCATGTTCGACACGGCGAAGGATTTGCGAAGAGAAAAATCGACGTACGGATCCGACCCGGTGTATCCCTGGATGGTGAAATTGACGTCGTCCGTGGAACTGTTGTTCGTGTATCCGGTGATGACCTTGTCGTCGATCATCGTGTCGAGGGTTTCTTTGAACTTTTGTGTCCAGACGCCCGGTGGGAGTTCCAACACCCGACCGTCCTTCCATATACCCTCCGTCATCCACGTGTGTTCGCCGTTCTTGAAAACCCTACCCTTGAAACCCTTAAAATACGGAACCAACTCCTTGATGGGCTGACGATCCAGCGCGCGCAAAATGTTGTCTCGAATGTGGTTCGGGTCGAAGGATGGAATGATGCACGAGTATCCAGTGCCCACGCCTCGAGCGCCGTTCACTAAAACCATGGGAAGGATGGGTGCGAAGAATTCCGGTTCGACTTTCTTGCCGTCGTCGATCACTGACGTGAGCACGTCGTCGTCCCTCTTGTCGAACATCTTTCGGGTGACCGGACTCAGTCGGGTATAGATGTACCTGGTCTGACTCGCATCTTTCCCACCCATGAGTCGACTCCCAAACTGACCGGACGGTACCAACAGATTGATGTTATTCGACCCGACGTAATCCTGTGCCATAGACACGATGGTCTCCGCCAGCGACTGTTCACCGTGATGGTACGCAGTTGCTTCGGACACGTACGCAGCCAGCTGCGCCACTTTCATGTCAGAGGACAGGTTCCGAAGGAAACACGCGTGGAGCACCTTGCGCTGACTCGGTTTCAGACCGTCCATCAGGCTCGGCACGGACCGCTTCAGGTCGGCGATGGAAAAGTTGACGAAATCTCTGTGAATGAACTCGGTGACGTCCACCTTTTTCATGTTGCCGTAGGGAAGGGGTGTGGGCGGATTCGCCGTGTTGACTTGGATGAACACCTTTCTCTCGTTAGTCAAATTCTTGTCGAACGCCAGCGCCAGTGAGTCGGACGCCATCGAATCGAAATTGAATCGAATGGACAATCGATCAATCTCGCGAAAGTATTCCTTCGCCTCTTGGGTCGACGACGTCCCGAGACCTTTATAGTGCTTCACGTTCCACTGTCCGGTCTTGCGACTGTCCCACTCCTGGTACGAGAGTTCGTTGAAGAACGTCTCAACCTGCTTCCCCTTCCACGCCTTCTTGATGGGGGTCACCATACTCCACACGAATCCGATTTCGAGGAGAGACGGCCAGTAACACTCAATCATGTTGACGAGGAGGGCTTTGATGTGAGAGCCGTCGTGATCGGCGTCGGTCAGGATGAGCAGTTTACCGTACCTCAGATCTCGAAGATCGGTGTACACCTTTCCCTGTTGCAGACCCAAAATTTTCTTGACGGACGTGAACTCTTCGTTCTTCTCGAGCGCGGATAGCGGTGCGTCTCGAACGTTTCGAAATTTCCCACGCAAGGGGAACACCCCGTAGTGATCCCGACCGGTCACCGACAGACCGGCGATGGCGAAACTCTTCGCCGAGTCACCCTCGGTGAGGATGAGACAGCACTTGTGCGAATCCTTCGTGCCAGCCCGGTTGGCGTCGTCCAGCTTGGGTATGCCGGAGATCCGACTCTTCTTCGCCGAGCCGTCAGTCTTCTGTAGCGCCTTCATCTCCTTGAACCGAGACAGTGCGGTCAGTTCGTCGGCGACGCCAGTCTTGAGTATGTTCTTGAAGAAGGTCTTCGTCGTCGGTTCAAATCGAGACCCAAAGTCCGCCATCTTGCTCGTGCATTCACTCTTCACCTGACTGCTGAAGCTTGGATTTTCAAGCGTCGCCCGAACGAACACGTGGAGACAGTTCTTCACTTGCGTTGGTTTGAGTTTGATCTTGGTCTTCATCTCCTCAAGAATGCCGTGGGTGATGACGTTGACCACGTGATCGACGTGGGACCCACCGTTCGTCGTGCATATGCCGTTCACGAAACTCACCTGCTGAAACCCGTCCGCGCTCGGTCCGACGGCGACCGACCACCTGTCGGTCTCGACCACGGACACCTTCTCCACCCCGTGCATCAGTGCGTATTTTTGAAGGTTGAGTCGCTCCAATTTTTCACCCTGCCACCTGACCTTACAGTTCGAGCTCGTGCACACGGCGGCGTCCCAGCATCGCTTGCGTATGATCTTCACAAAGTCTTTTTCGAGACCCGTCATACCGAATCGTTTCCAATCTGGTATGAATGTCACCGCCACGGACGACGTCGCTCCGGAGAAATTTCGAATGTTCGGTTTCATGCATGACCGCATGTTTTCGGTCCAGTGTTGGTTGTACGTCTTCTTGTTCACGTGATCCCTGACCCTGATTGAAAACTGTCTGCAGTACACGTTACACAGCTTCGCCCCGTACCCGTTCCTCCCGCCGACGATTCGCTTGACCGAGTCGTCGTAATTCGTGCTCGTCATGAGGTGTCCAAAGATCAGCTCCGGATTGAAAATCCCATGGGTCGCATGAACCTCTACGCAGAGTCCACCGAGCGGACCGTTGTTCTCGACCGTGACGGCACCCGTCGAGTCGTCGACGGACACGGCGATCGTGTTGACCTCCTTCGGGTAGAGCGCGTTCCGATCGATCGCGTTGACCAAGAGTTCGTCGAAGATCTTCAGCAGTGCCGGGCTGTACGACAAAACCTGTCTGTCCAGGCTGTCTCCCTGGGCACCCACGACCCATGCCTCTTCCGTGACCTTCGCGGTAGATCCGACGTACGTGTCCGGGCGCAAGAGGATGTGCTCGATGTGATCGAGTTTGCGCACGGTCTCCTTCATCGTCGACCGAACTCGTCGGAAGCCTTGAGTCGGCGAATGAAGCGCTTGCACATGTCAACCCACGCGTCGAGCTCGGCGTAGGTGTATCCCTCCGGGGTCGGTCGTTGACGTCGGATTTTTCCAGTCTCTATGTCCCGTATTATAGCAGGATTACACGCGAACTTGAGATCGAAACAGGATTTACACGCGGGGTACACGTGCCCACCTAATTTCTTCCAGTATAGTTTATTTTTTATGAATCTTTCTTCACCGATGACAAAGTCCATACATAAGTTCCAATAAAACTCATCTTCTTCGTCGTCGAATCCCACCTCGACATCCAGTGGACAGTGACAGATGTAGCACCTCTTTTTCCAGCACACGGAAATCATACACAACTCACGCGTGGTGTCTTAAAGATGACATGAGAGGTAAAACAAAGACCATGGCGACCTTCACTTTTGAAAATTTTGCAAATTTCCTTCGGGATAAGAATTACAAACCTTCGACGATCAACCTGTACGTGAGTCAGCTCAAGAGATGCGGCGTCGATCTTCACGACCGAGGACGCGTCCATGAGGTTGTCAGTGGACACATCTTCGACGATCTCAACGGTCACACGTACAGGAGTCTTCGTCTGTTCGATTGTTACGTGAACAAGAAACCGGTCAAGCGGATGCCGGAGAGGAAGAAACGCAATCCCATCACGATTCGAGAGGCGTGTCTCGGTTTGACGAGGCGCGCGGACATTCGTCAGGCGTGGTGGCTGATGCGAAGCCAAGGGTACGCACCGTCCACGGCTGTGTTTTACGTGCATTCGTCGGGCAAAATCGACAAGAACAAGAACGGTCGACGCGCACGAATGGCGCTCCAAAATTTTCGACCCATCGAGATCAACGACCCAGTCGTACTCAACCACTACAATAATTTATATGTGTAAATTGTAACCGATGTTCCACTACCTCTTACTCATCGCATGCGTCGCATTCCTCATGTCCCAGAACGGTCGACGAAACAGGCGCAAGGAAATAGAGACCCTCATTCGACAGGCGGCTCGCTACAGCACCGCCGCGCTCCAAGACGACAGTCCGATCATCGCCCTCTTGCATGCGAACTATTCGGCGGCGTATTTCTACGCGCTCCGCGACATCGCGTCCGAAGACGAGATTCATAACGCAACCGGGATAGACGTGAAGAAATTCAGACGTCACATCACGGCATCCCAAGATGCGGTCACCAAAAGGATGAATGAATTGTGTCCCAGTGTTAAAGGAAAAGTAGACTTATACCTGGAGACGATCGGGGGGGAGGCATAACATGGACGATCCGAAAAAAAAAGAAGAAAAGTTCAAGAGCGCATTGATTCGTGTCAGGGAATCCTACGCACGAATCAAGACGAGGCGTGATCAGTTGACGACGAAAAAAATATGAGCAAAGTGTAATACAATGTTAGACCAAGAGCAGCTTCGACCGGTCATCCTCGCGATGGCGATCTACCTCGCCGTCATGACGCTCGTTCCGAAAATTGCAAAGAAACCGACGGGTGTGAAAGTCGTCGACGAGCTCGTGATGTACATCCTCGCCCAGCGCGATCAGATGATGTCAGGAGCGATCTTCTTTGGTCTTCTGACCCTCGCGACCGAATACGCTCGTAACGAACTCATGTAAGATGTTCTCCGCGGAGACCATTCGCTTGGTGTGTGAGTGATCCATGTACCGCACGCGCTTCATGTAGGCGTCTCGCATGAACTCTCGTAACTGTTTCGGGTCTGGTTTACCCCAGACCATTCCCTTCTGAAACAAGAAATCATCATGTTGGATCTCTTGTGTCCCACACTCGATCGTGTATGGGGTCTTGACGTATTCCTTGGGCGCGCCGAAATCCGTGATGATGACGGGCTTGTCACGAATCGCCGCCTCGATCGCTCCCATCCCCGCGCCCTCACTGTTACTGAAATTGACGTAGCAATCACCCCTGTCGTGAATCGTGTTTAGCGTGTCATCGCTCAACACACCGTTGATGACCTCGACGTATTTGTGTTCGATTGTCACGTCTTGGTTACACGTCGCCTTGACCAACAGTCGCGTGTTGCGAAACTCCAAATTCAGTTCGATGAACGCCCGAAGAATCTCGAGAAAATTCTTCCGGTGGTCGTCCTTGATGTTTCCGATGTGATAGAACACGTACGGTGGTTCGGGAATGTGGACGGGTAAAACGTAGAACTCGGTGTCCGGGAACTGTCTCGACAGCACGTCTCGACAGAATTCGCTGGGTACCGCGCATCGATCGAAATGTTTGAACATCTCCCCATAGGCGTCGTGTACGGTCTCGGTCTCACACACGGTGTAGAGCTCGAGATGTTTCACTTGGTTCTTGCAGTACTGGATCACTTTTTCAAACGGACCGGCGGGAATCAGGAACAGCAGAGCGCGGTCACACTTTGGTATAGCGGTGTTCTCGCTGTAAGAGTAGTAGTTAGCATGTGGGAACAGGTCGCAATATTTTCGACAGTGTTGCCCTATGCCCGATCGCAACGTGGGTCCAATGAACGCGTCGATCATGGTGTGTATAAAATTCTCTGCTCTAAGTATACTACAAGATGGATTCCCTCAAGGAAGAACTCGAACAGGAGATGGCGCGAAGCCGCGTCGACAAGACCGCACTCTACCAGACCCTCCAAAAGATTGTCGACATGATTGGCGAAGGTGGTGGGGGTACTCCGAAAGCAGGAGCGAGAGGTCCGAAGGGTGAGCCGGGTGTCCCGGGACCCGCTGGACCCCCTGGACCTGCCGGAAAGTGTGACTGTAAGAGCGCGCCCGCTCCGAAGAAGCCTGCGGCGAAGAAATCCACGAAGAAGGCTACTACCGTGGACGCGTAAATATTTCCTCCATGAGTATCCAGAAGAGCGCCACTTGGTACGATAAAAAACACGTCAGCGTGACTCCATAGTCGAACTGCCAGATATGTGAAGCATTCCACATCGCTTCAAAAACACTACACCCGACGGGTATCAGTAGGTGTTTCTGAATCGGTGACGACTCTATATTATCCACATGCTTCGACAGAGCTTCGACGTACGCCAGTGCCGTGAACGCGCCCACCACGGACGACACGGAGGATTGCGTCCCCAAGGTCGTATAGTACAGACTCAACACGGTCCCTACGCGACCGGTCTTGAGTTTGAGTTTTCGTTTAATTGATGGGTATGACGTGCATCTCGTGACGAGCACCATTGATGATCATGTTCATCGATTTTTTAAGTTTAGTCGTTATTTCTTACGCGGTTACCGGCTCGTAAATTGGACATCGTGACACCCTTTCGACCGGCGTGGATCGCCATGAGCTGAGACTTGGAGAACGCCTTGGTGACTCGAGCCTCGGTGGACGCGTGAATCAACGCCAACGCCTTGCCTTCGATTCTCGTGTTCGACGTAAAGTCGTACATGGATTGTCGGACGACGCGTTCAATCGGCGCTCTCGCCAACAACAAGTTTGACGATTTTTGGTACTTTTTGATTTCTCGCACCGCGACGGAACCTCGTTTAGCGGTTCGCTTTCCCTTTCCTTTCTTCACACCCGACCTTTCCGTCTTTTCCGTGCCGTCCACCCCCCACACCGGCAATTTGAGACGTCTGAGCGCTTCCTTGACGTCCGAATGCATCAAGGTTCTTCGTTCTTTGTATTGCATGAAAATGACGGCAAGTTTGACGATATTCTCAATGTGAACTTTAATGAGTCCACGCATTTCATTGTACATCAAACCCTGGACGCGCACGACACCGGCGCGACGGGCAAGTCGGCGAATGCCCGGTTTCGTGACGTTCCTCACGGGTTCGCCTCCTGTTCTTCTCTTCATTGATAACATTAGCTAACATTTTTATAATTTACCCACCCGATGAACAGTAAGACCATCGCGACGACGAACGCGTAGAGCGTGGTCGCCGGACGCTTACCTTTGTGTGTGGGTTTGTCGGGTAGACGTCGGACGTTCGAATTCAGTTCGTCAATCTTGACATTCAGTCGTTCGAGCGCGTTCAGCATTTGCGCTTCCTTGCTCCTCGGTTTCTCTTTGGGAGCGATCGTCGTGATCTCTAAAGTGATACTCCATTCGCGCGAATTTTGGAGTCCCTGGTAGATATCGTTTGCACCAAGTTCGTAGAACGAAAAATCTAACTTTTTAATCGATATAGGATTGAAATAATTTGTTTTACGAGTCATGAGCCTAGCCTGTTTATCGAAGATAATACGGTTTGTCGCATTTTGCGGCACTGCATTTCCATCAAGTGGGCATCGCGCCAATACTTGTCCTCTATTCGTTAACAATTGTCCAGCTGTGGGAATTTGGGGGCATATGATATCTACAAGTCTGGCAACTCCACCGTCTCTAGAGCCAGCGCCACCGATTTGCATGAAGTACGCTTCGACGATTTTTAACCCGATGACTTGTGACATACCCTCAAAATGTATATTAGAATTCAAATCCAGATCGAGTCTGACGGGTGTGTGACGAGTCCTGGTATCGTAAAGCGATTGACCACCCGGTCCCTGATGTGGTTTTACATCGGCAGAATCAATGGTAACATATTGAACCTTGTGTGGAACATCGCTCAGGTCTGTTAAAGGTTCGAGTTCGACCATTCTATCATACTTTACGATTTTTAAATTTCAATATTTTCCCGCCAAAATTTGATTGCCACCCCACCTGACCCTCAGTTCGCGACGCGCATGCGCATTCCGGTGGTCGGCGGCATGATCAAACTTTTGAGATCACTGCTCACGAAGGACAGCAGCGCTGAAGACACGTGGGACACGAGCGTCGAAGACTCGTTCATCAAGATTATGAATATGCTCAAGCGGTAGCTTAAGATGTTGTCATGTTGTTATAGAAGATCCAACCATGTTCACGCCCCTCAAGTCCCTGACCGATTTGTTCGGTCGCGAAGATTCTCAATCGAATTTGATTCCCCATAGTGTAAAGACAGAACTGGTAGAAGCGGTCAATGAGGTGGGTGAGATCATAATCCTCGAGATACCTCTGAAGGAGAGGGAAAAAAAGGTCTCAAGCCCCCTCCACTGGCTCTCGCCAAATTTCTTGTTTGAACCCTGACCCCAGTACGCGACGCACACGCGCCATGGACCACGCGCTCTTCGACATGTCGAACCTCAACCTCGTACCGCGTCCATCGCCGATCAAGACTACTCCAGTCTCCGTGCCCTCGACGTCCAACGCGCCGATGCACGAGCCGGCGTACAGACAGCGCGCGCTCACGGATTACGTATCCAATTTGAATGTGCGCATTCAGGGTGTCCGTTCCAGGCTGTTGACCCTGCGCCCGTTAGACACGATCGATCGCGAGTTCGTCAAGGAGGCTGTCCTCGAGACCGCGGAGCGGTACGGTATCGAGCGCGTCCGCGTGCCCCGAGCGGTGGGTCTGGAAGAAGCCGGCTTCGACGTCGGGAACCGACGAGAGTTCTACCAAGCGCGTCTCCGGGAGCACAACCAGAAGATCGCGTACACCCGGGCTGCTCTCGAGTTAGAACTCGAGGAATTACAAAACGTAAGAGATCAAGTGCTCACGGAAATGTATGCTTACACCAAATCTCGTTGATGTTTCCATATGGGCTGAATTCAAATAAAAAGTGAATAAGAGCACCAGTGAAAACTAAGAGCCATTTGGTACTCACACCCGAATTTAGTTTGTCTAAAGTGTAATACACTACGGCGTTCATGATACCCACCACGACTGCTTCGAAGGCGACTGTACTGACCGGACGCATGATTGTTTGAAATAGGGCGGGAAATTTTTGTCTGTCTCATAACCATGCACGACCTGGACGCCCTGCGCGACGCGCGGGACGGGGACATCGTCCAACACATCTACGACGCGGTGGAGAAGAACAGGGATGTGCTCGACAGTGATTCGTACGGCACCCTGATGAACGCTCTCCTGATACAACACGAACGACTGAAGCCCCAGCCGCCTCCAGCGCGTGAAGAACCGGTACCGTACGTCGTTCGGGTCATGGGTCGGGTGAGCCTCTCGTCGGAACGAGAAAGACGGCAACGCATCATAGAGGCATTACAGTTGAAGCACGAGGTGGAGCAAGATATGGACACGTACGGAGAGTCTTCTATTCTCACGCTGGTGTACAAAAACGTACTAGAAACGATACAACGCCTCGAGAGATTACCAATCACACCGCCGACACCGGTTATAGAATACCACCCAGTAATATTGTAGTATGAGATACGTGGCGTTCGATACAGAGACGACTGGGAGACCGTCGGAATTTGTATCGCCCACGAAATACAATCTTCATAATTACGAAGGATGTCGTCTCCTTTCGATTGCCGCGGTCGCGTTCGAAGATGATAAGGAGGTTGACGCCATGTACATGGTCGTCCGCCCCGATGGGTTCAAGGTCGGTGCCACGGAGATTCACGGCATCACGGAAGAAGAAGCACACGCAAGCGGCGAGTCGTTCGAAGACGTGATCAAATCTTTCGTCTCGTTCGTGCGTCGTCACGGGAACGGACCGATGGTGGCACACAACAGCGCGTTCGACGAAAACGTCGTGGGCGCCGAACTGATTCGCCGAGGCTACGACGACGAGTTGGCGTGGTTCAGGTCCAGATCGTTCCTGTGCACGTTTGGTATTTGGAAGAAGCGTAATTTTTGTCGCACGGGGAAATTGGTCAACTGTTACAGAGAATGCATCGGGGGCGAGTTCGACGCCCATCACGCCCTGTTCGACGCTCGAGCGTGCGGTGAATTGTTTTGGTACATGCGATCGAATCCCATCGAGTTCCCGGTGTCGGACATAAGCGTGCCCATAGTTCACATCAACGCCTCGGACGTCGCGGCTGCCGTCGGGTGTGGTATCAAGGATCCACAGGAGTTGGTGAAAGAACTCTGGAAAAAACATTCCCCACACACGTTCACCGAAATGACAAGAACGGAGAAGGTGCACACGATCGCTCGCCAGAACAAACCGGTCGAGACATTGCTTCGAAAATTCACAAACCATCGAGCGACCTCCGTGGAAGACCTACAGCACAAGATTGAGGAGGTTAAGTCCGTGTGCCAGACCGATGAGCTGCGACCGGTCAAGGATCACCTCATGAGTGAACTGAACAAAAATTTCGCTCGTCAGGAGGGTGGTCGACCGAATTTCTACAACAAGACTATCTGCCAAATCGAAGGCACGCGTTATCAATTAGTGGGTGTACCCGGGCAGGTCGTGGACGACACGCTGATTCAAAAGAAAAAGAGGACGAAGAAAATGTTCAATCGACTGGTCCCTTACGAAGAGGTCCAGTGTCGGGTGTACCTCGAGCTGCTTCGAGAGACGGTCCACACGTGTTGTTTGGTTGAACAGTTCAACGGTCGACAATCGACCCAGGTGATCCACAGGGACGCGTTGAAATGGTATGAGATCCACTCCGATCTGAGAGATTTCTGTCGATACTTTCACTCTCGACTCTCAATGGTTAAAAAATGAATTAGTTGTAATCACATGTTGACACTATCGATTCGAGCTCCGTCCACCGTTGCGAAGATCGGGAGCAATGTCGTCACACATATCGTGACCCCGCTCGCTATACTATACACGGTCCTGTATGCGTCAGAGTATGTGTACTATAGCCAGAGTTGTTCTCGTATAGACCGGATCGGAACACCTGTCTGCGAGTACAGTCATAAATTATTTGTCAAGGCGCGGTCGCTCATATATACATTTATGGACAATGGTCTTACTACTATCGGCACTTTTGCCCTAAGTCGCTTCGTCAATTTGTCTTCCAAGGCGGAAAACATAAACGCGACTAAAATCGCATCACCGCCCTCACCCTTCACGATGCCCCCCTCGTCGTCAGTCACCGAGGATCCTCTCGGACTCCCACCCTTCAGGTTATGACGGCGACATACGCCCTTCCCCCCTTTCCACCGTTCATAGATGCGCCCGTCATACGTGGCAGTAAATTGTGTCCCCTATGCGGTCTTCCACACTGCGATTCGTGTCGGATATTCTTGGACAGAATTCCCATGCAAGAACACACATGGAAGGCGTACGGGTTGAAGAAGCTGAAAGTGGACGGCGTGCGCGTGTTGCGCAGGTATTTTAGATGTACGCAGTGCACGTCGTTCGGTCTCCCGCGACAGATGTGCCAAGACACCTATCCCGACGGTAGAATCCACCACCACTCACTGAATGGGTCAATCCTAGCTCCGTGTAAAGCCCATAAACCCTAAGGGAAAAACTGTCTCAAGACAATTCAAATTCAAACGACGCCACACCATGACGGACGCCACGCTCCCCCCGCTCCAAGAAATCATCAACGGCGTCGTCGCCGCGATCAAGCCCGACATCGACGCTCTGAAGACTGCGATCACGGCGCGTGCATCCGCTCCCCGCAAGCGCAAGGATGGACCGACGTGCAAGGGCATCACGGCGTCCGGAAAGCCATGCAGCAACGGGTGCGCAGAGGGCACTGAGTTCTGTCGCATGCATTCAGTCGAGAGGCAGCAGCGCAAGAAGAAAGTAGCGTCCGAGACTCCGACCGTGAAGAAGGTGCCCAAGGAGAAGAAGGTTCTTCCTGAACATACGCACGCACCGCTCGAGACGGATCCCGACTGTCTTCCATGCAAGGTTCATGGAGACGTGCTCACTGAAAGAGCCGTTGAAAATTTTCAAACCGAGGAAGGTCTCGAGGATCGTCTCAAGGAGATATTAGACGCCTGTCCGGAACTTACGAAGGAACCAGTCGAGTAGGACCAGACCGTTTCCCACGGTCGCTAGAGTTTGTACAACGTCCTCTTTTTTGAATAACATCTACTATCATGCGTACATTTCTTTCACGCTGAAGGTCGCGAATGTCCCATGCGACTGCTGTAGCCTGTCGACGAACCTCGGTGGCGCGCGCATAGGGTAGAGAAAGTAAGAGCCCACTCGATTTCCGATGAACGCCTCGAGTTCGTTTCTCGTCACGCCTCGGTTGAGTTGGATGAGCGCATGGCACGTTTGAATTCGCGTCTCGCTGACGTAGTACCCGACGGCGGTCACGAAGGTGTGGTTCGCGATCTTCGCACCCCACGCGGTCTTGAAGAGATCGTCGACGTGCTTTTCGGGATCGTAGTAGAAGGACAGGTGCCAGTCGGAGGCGACGCGGGTCGCCATGGTCGCGCGCGTGAGGGTATGAAGAGTTCAAAGATTTGGGCGGGAAATCGTATAAAGGATTTGGTAGTATATGAAGATAGATACCACAATGTATGGAAGCTGTGATGAACGGGAACCTGCCATGACACGTGCCATGCACAAGAGCCTTCACTATGCGTATATCATTCCGTTCTGCGTCGTCGAGAACCTCCCGAAACTCCTCTCCGGCTTGTTCGACGTCCTCGTCGACACGGTCAGGGTCGCGCACACCTATCTGCTATGCGTCCGTCAAAGCGTGATAAACATGCACGACTTTCGCGAGGCATACGACTATGATAGCGACGATACGGCGCACGATACCGAATCAATCGCATCAGACATGAGTCACATCAGTTCGGGCAGTCGAATGTCGACGCGCTCGACCAGTCGAAAGAAGGACATCTGATGTGTCCATGCACCACGTCATAAACGCTTTCGTGTCGTTCAGCACGAACAGCCCGTAGCTCGTCGTCCACGCGAACGTTTTCTTCATGCGTCGGATAGTGAGGTGAGGGATGTAATAAAACATTTTGTCTGACTATAGTAGCAGCACGATGCGTACAATCATACTCGATAAGAAGATCGATGAACTGTGTGCCCTCCGCGCGAGACAAAAAGCAGCACAGGGATCTTCGTCCTCTAATACGGGTAGAAGAATCAACCGACCGACATTAACTTCATTCGGGTACGGTGGACCTGCGACTGGTAACAGACCGACCGCAATTCGATTGCTTCCGTCGGGTATGCGTCGCGAGGCGCTCGTTCGGGCACACGAGGAGGGAGGGTGGACGTACAGTCAGTTACTAGAGCGCTTGCGTTACATTCACAAGATCCAACCGGCGACGAGGAGTAGAGTTCAAAATGATATTCAGTTTATTATGGACAATCCTAGGTTGTTTGGGAGACAGGTGGTCAAGCGTCGTCGGAGAGGCTGAGAAACGTACGAGCCGTTTCGGGTAGGGCGTTGAGAGCTGTCTTCTGTTCCATCGTGATTCGACCGGACTTGATTTTTTGCTTTTGCTTCGAAAGCCACGTGGACAAGTCGAGACCGTATTGTTCGCGCGTTCCAGTCTTGCCTTTCACGGGCAACACATCGTGGTTACCGGAGAGAAACGAGACCAATTTCTCATAATTTTCATTCCAGACATTCGCACGAGGCTTCCACACAAAATTGTGTGCCTCGAGTTTGGTGCGATGGTCTTCACTCAGAGTACCCTTCAGGTATTCCTTCCGCTGTATAGCGCACCATTCCCCGAGATTTTCACCCGAGTCGCACATGTATGTTGTCGGAGGATCCTCATTATTGTGCGTCTCCTTGTACTTTTTCAATACCAGATACATTGAGTCCCAATGTTCTTGTTTCTTGAACCAGTTGATACCACAATCCTCCAACACATTCCTTCGATGCACTGAAAGTCTGCCCTCGCGATAACTGACGCGTTGGTGCTTGATCCAAGAACCGATGTCTCGTGTCATGTCATTGTAAGTGTGCGTAGTCGTGTCGGGTATGTTGATAGTGTCGAGACCATGCTGTCTGACGTAGTCAATCGCCACGATAAATTGATGACGCCACGATTCCCTGATGTGCTGTAATCCATTTTCTTCCATGCAAAGCTGGTAGGCAAAGCAGTGTTCGAGCGGTGTGATCTGAGCCTGCGAGTCTGGGATGATAGTCTCCTCTTCCGAAGATTCTTCTTCCACGATGGGGTCGATGGGGTCGATGGGTTCCTGTGGTTGGTAGTACTCTTCAGACTGTTCAATTACCTCTTCCGCGGGTTCTTCTTCCCTCGGTCGTTTACGCCCTGATAAGAGAAAGTGACCGTCGGGGCAGATAACCACGTCATCGATTTGACCGAGCGCGTCCCCCTTGAGGCGGGGTCCGAGACTCAAGAGAATTTCCCGTATTTTGTTGTTCGATAAGCCATTTATAATGTCGTGCGTTGACAGCTGATTGATATCGTTCATGATTGCGTCGCGTTGTGAGGTGACCGACGCCCCCGGTCCCCCAGATATATGGTCCAAAATTGAAATTTCAATTTTTGAGACCCCCTACCCGACAAAGAATCTCGAACGGTCGTCATTTCCCGACGCACATGTCAGTCAAGCGCGAACGAGACAGCGACGAGTCACCACCCATCGGTGACCTCACCGCCCCAGAGCGTATGGTGGAGATCGATGTTGAGAAATATAGGCAGGACATGAGACTGTTGCACAGCCAGGAGGTCTCGACACGAAGCAAGTACGAACGCACGTGTACGGGCATGCTCCACGACATGTTCACTGCGTTAACCTGTATGAAACAGGACGAACAAAAGGAGTTCTTCACGAAGGCGTTACGTGAATACAATGATATGAAGCTAAAATATCACACGGACATGGCTAACCTCGCGACACAGAAAAGAACGGTTCGAGTTTCTAGATACCCTCCGAAGAAGAATTCTTAATAATCATCGTCGTTCATCAATTAACGCGCGCCTCATTTTCCTCATGAACTCGAAGAGACCGTCCGTCAGGATTGAAAACGTGACGTGCTGTCGCATTGCATGGAAGACCTTGCCAGCTCGATACAAAAGTTTGACTGCGTTCATCATTCATTCATTATAATCTTCAAGTTTTTAATTTTCGTGACCCCCATACCCAATATCACATGAAACTCGAGTGAATTCATGGAACCATCTTGAAAAAAAGATCAGCGATTTGTTAGGATAAAAATTTATTAAATAGTAGAGGTACCATGGGTCCTCATGTCATGTCCTCATGGAATCTCATGAACTTACATGAATTTTCACAACCATCTTCTAGAAAAGACCA